TGTTGGTTCATTAACATCTCCAAGTTCTGCAACACCTACTAACCAAACAGTAATAGGATACAATGCAGTAGGACAAGCAGATAATTCAGTAACGCTTGGTAATAGTTCTGTAACTGATGTTTATATGTCAGAAGATAGTGGTGCTACAGTTCATGCTGATTATGTATTGTCTAGAGGTAATTCAAATCATGTAGCTAGCTCTATGCCGTCTCCACATTATAAGTTTGATGGAACAGATGACTATATATCACTAAATGAAGGGGTGGATACAGATGATTTTAGTTTTGGTACTGAAGCATCTTTTTCTTTTTGGGTAAGGATGCCTAATAGCTCATTTGATGCCGCACATACAGTCATAGGTAAATGGCATACATCAGCTAAAAGAGAGTATTTAATATTTTTTAGCGATAGTGAGCAGTTAAGTTTTGTTGCCTCTTCAAATGGATCAAATGCAACAACTGTTTCATCGTCAGCACTTACAGGCCTTGATACATGGAATCATTTTGCAGTTACTTATAATGCTGGTGCAGTTGTTATTTATAGAAATGGAGCGTCAATAGCAACAGGAACAAGTGAAAGCTCTATGTATAATAGTGTTGAGCCTTTGTTTTTGGGTGGAAATGAAGGTGGAACATCAAATGATTTTCATGGTGAACTGTCTTGTGTAAGGTTGTATAATCGTGTTTTAACTGCTGATGAGGTAAAGGATGAGTCAAGTGGTGCGAGTGTACCTTTTAAATACAAGTTTGGTGGTGAAAAAATACTTTCTTCTTCTAATAGTCAACCTTCTGGAAGTGTTGGTGATTGGGTGTTTAACGGAACGGCTGGAGGAAGCATTGCTTGGGATGGTACTTTAAATGCAATTAAAGTTACTTCTGGTGGTTCTGGAACAGCAAGAGGTCATTTAAATACTACCTTTATGAAGCCTTTAAAAACAGGACAAATTGTAGAGTTTACTGCTGAAGTATATATTCCTTCAACTAATGGAAGTTGGACTAAAATATCTATGCAACAGGCTGATTTAGGTGGAGGAAGTTCTACAACAGAGAATACAATAGCAAATTTAAGTACAAGAGATGCTTTTCAAACAATCAAATCTACTATTACAGTTGGAACTGATTTAACAGGAAAAATTGAAGTTGATGGAGATACAGGAAGTGCTGGGCAAATATTTTACTACAGAAATATATCTGCAAAAATTAAAGGTTGTGTTGCTGAATATGATGGTAGTGGAGTACAGTCAGCAAGATGGTATGATAAATCTGGTAACGATTTACATGGAACTGTAAATGGGCCAACTGTAGAAAATGCTCCTTCCGGTGATGATGGTTTGATTTATGAAACAGGAACATGGGTAGCAACTGATGGAAGTGGTGCTGGTTTATCATTTACGCTTGAAGAGAATACTTATATTAGAATAGGTAATTTAGTAACTGCGTATATGATTGTAACCTTTCCAACTACATCAGATTCAAGTCTTGCAACGTTAACTCTTCCCTATACTGCTGAATCTATAAGTTCATCTGCTGGCGGTGCTGTTTTAGAACAAAATATGAGTACATCACAATCTTACACAGCCTGTGTAAATGGCACAAATGCTTGTATTTTTAGATTAAGAGGAACGACAAGTCAAACAAATGCAGACTTATCGGGTAGAAAATTAAGATTTGTAATTACATATCAAGCAGTTTAATTGGATAATTAAGCAAGGAAAAAGGAGTCAGTAGTGGCGTTAGAAAAACAAATAGCTGTAGACAAAATTGAAGTCGTTGGAGACTTTTCAATTAACGTAAGAACAGCAACTAAAGTTATGGATGATGGTAAACAGATTGGTAGCACAGGCTATCATAGACATATAGTAAGTCCAGATTCTATACTTTCATCAGAAGATGCAAAAGTAAAAAAGATTGCTGAAGCATTGTGGGGTGATGCAGAAAAAGAAGCATATTACGTTTCTCAAAATGGACATCCAAGTGGTGAACCTAAGGATGCTTGGAGTAAAGCACAGCTACAGCAATATTTAAGAAAACATAGCGTAGAGTATAAAGAAGACGATGCTAAGTCTGCATTGTTAACTAAGGCTAAAGCTAAATACGCTGAATTAAACGGTTAAGGAGTCTCATAATGAATTGGGCAAAGTACGCTGATAAGAAAGGCAAGACTGCCGATTTTAAAAGCAAAGAAAGAGAAGTGCAACCAGCTCAAGAAGAAGTAAAAGATAGCAAGGGCAAAGTAGTACAAGAAAAGAAAGAAGCAGTAAAAGAATCATATATTGCTTTAGTGCAAAAGAGATGGGATGCTGAAAGTGGGGAAGCATTACCAGATCAAGAAAGACAGTATTCTTTATCAGAATTAGAATCTGAAAAAGCAATGTATGATGCTGATATGGCAAGAGCAAAAGCACAATCTGATGGATTAAAAGCGGCTATAGCTGACTATAAAAAACTTTAATTAACAAAACAAGGAGTTACTAATGGCAAAAAAAGAAAAAGAAATGCCTAAAGAAAACGTAATTACTCTTTTTGATAAAGAGTATAAAGAATCAGAACTATCTGATGAGCAGAAAGTAATGATTAATCATGTTGCGGATTTAGAAAGAAAGATACAATCTTCTGAGTTTAATCTTCAACAATTAAGGTTTGGTAAACAGGCTTTTGTAGATGCGTTGCAGGTTAGCGTGGACAAGCAAAGTGAAGAATCAGATAAAGAAACTAAGTAACGGAGATTTTATCGTATTCGATGAAAACACTAATACGTCTTATGATATTCCTGTTGTTTACAGGGTGCGGAAGCCAAGGTTGGGTGGTGGCAAATATACCACTCGACTCGGAAGATACCGATATGAATACAGTATTCACGGAGATAATTGATGCTGATTCTGTGGTTCATTGGTTTCATGGTCGTATCAGCGATCATGGTAATTGGTGTTATAAGCATCAAAGACTGGAAGAGATAGAGGTACAGTGAGTGCAAAGCCAGATACCGCTAGAAGTTATAGGACTGCTATTCTTGATGATAATGCCATTGTTAGCATTAACCTTAAATGGTTGGGTCAGATTGCAGTCCTTATCGGTATGTTGGTCTATGGTTATTGGCAAATTGAAACTAGGATTGCAAAACTTGAAGATAATGTTATTATTGCAAATGAACAGATTGGGGATTTGCTTAGTAAACACATCATGGAAGAAAGGGCTGAGCGAGAAGAGTTGGCAGAGAAAGTAGCTTTCTATGAAAAAGAATTTAACATCAATCCATTAAGCTGGGGTAAGCGTAAAAAGAAATGAGTGAGTTACAAGAGTCAGTAATTAGAGAAAGGGCTCTTGTAATGCTTGCAAGAAATCAAGGTAATAAGCAAATTACCAAAAGAATAATTAAACAATTTTTAAAATGCATTAGGGAGTAACAATGGACTTTTTGGCCATCTACGGTGAAGCGGGAATGATAGGAGTGGTCGGTGCTATGTTCGTATATTTGGTCATATCATTGTCAAATAAAAGTGCAAGACAACAAGAGCAGTTGGAAAATTTAAAGATTGAAAACAAGGGTCAGTCAGAAACATTGCAAAATATGGAAGGCATGATTATAAAACTCATTAACAGGTGGAACCAATCAGATGATAAACTAGATCGCAAGTTTGATGCTCTAACAAAAGAAATAAATGACTTAGATAATCAAGTTTCTAGAATAGATGGTTCCCTTAGCAGGATAAACGGTAAACACTAATGGATAGTTTAAAAGTAACTGGACTAAGTACAAGCTTAGGAGTTGTATACTGGACAGATTTATTGTCTGGTGTTCTTATGTGTATAATGTTTGCAGTGCAAATTTATTATTTGTATTTAAAAACCAAGAAAATAAAGGAAGATTAAATGGATATTAAGTCAATGTTAGTAAAGCTTGCTGAGGAGCAGGCAGACAAGATGCAGGAAGAAGCACTAAAGCATTTAGCATCGGATGAGTTCACAAAAAATTTAGCTACAAAAATTAACGAAAAGGTAAATATACCTTGGATCAACGAAGAAAAAGAGCAGGAGCTTTTTGAGAAGTTGGTTGATGTAATGACAGATATGCTAGAAGGTGTATTTAAAGGTAAGTAATGCCTAGAAGGCTTTATAAGCTGAATGATTTTAGCGGTGGTTTAAATACAGTAAAAGACGTTGCTGATATAAATGATAACGAAGTATCCGTAGGGCAGAATCTTATGTTTAATGTATATGGTGGTATGCAACCAGCATATATTATGACAGACTCTACCAATAATAAAATAAGTGCCTACAACAACGATGAAATAGGCACTGTTCAACCCGGATATGGTTTAGGTTATTTTGAGACAGACCATGCTAGAGATGCTGTGACTGTCACGTATGACGATGCAACTATGAACCGTCAAAACGGATTTGATCTTTTTGAAAGCGATGGAACAACTAGAACTCCGGGTGGTGGAGATAATAGGAGGTTGAACCTAAAGGTAAGTAACGTTGAGACAAACTTAGCTTCTTCATTTCCCATTGGAACGCTTTTGCTTATATCAGGCGTTTCTACGGCAACTCGTTCTTTTGCAAACAATAAATTAAATTCATCAGCTCAGGGAATATATACCGTTGTAGACACCTCTAGTAATGATATTATACTAGATCGTGAAGTTGATGCTAAATTTGCAGAGGTTGATCCTGTAGATGTCGATGATAGGTTTTCATTAATACTTAAAGGAACTTCTTTAGGAGATCAGGTTTTACTTTTAGCTGACCCTGCCGCACATAATATTGATGTGTTTTCTACAACAGCAAATGACTACACACATAATGTTATCACCTTAAACAGCACAGTAGTAAGCACTGCATCAAAGGTAAAGTATTTTAGAATAGAAGATTCTATTAGGTGCTGTGACACTGCCGACAAAAATAGTTCTAAAATAAAATGGTATGGATGGATTCAGAGAAGACACTTTGAGGGTGCTAATTCTACTCTTGACAATGTTAACTCATATATGGATTACTTTCCTAAAGATAACGATTTAGCCTCTCCTACAGAGGATGATCTTGCAACTTCTTCTGGGACTTCCGGAGCTGTGTCTGCTTATCCTAATACCGCAGGAACTGGCTTTGAAATAGCGATAGCAACGGAAACAGATGTAGATGGCTTTATAGAGGCGGCTGAGTATGAATTAGCATCTACCTTCATATACGATGGAAACCAAGAGTCTCTTCCTTTTAAGTACACAAACACTCATATCGTTACCGAAGCCAATAGTTTAAAATCGCTTTCGGTAAACATCGGTGCTAAAGGCCCTTATGATGAGCGAATATCTGGAGGTAGGATATACATTAGAAAAAAAGGTGATGACTCTGAGTTTGTTATGTTGTTAGACATAGACTTAACAAAAGGGGCTCGCATTAAATTATCAGATGATTTTACTTCTTGGCACGATGCTGGTAGTTCTCAATACAACTGCCCTACCGCAACAGCATCTGCAAATTTTAGTATTAAACAGCTTGGTTTTATTACATACGAAGTAATAAACGGGTTTAGCTCTAGCATTTTTAGCAATGCTTTGGGTGATTCGGGAGAACATTGGAAGGATGCAGTTGTGGCTAATAATAGAGTGTTTGTTTGTAATGTTACGATGAAGGATGAAAACACAGGAGAAACAAAAGCAGATGCAACCTTAAGGTCTTATCCTGATAGAATTATGTACTCAATGCCGAACAGGTACGATACGTTTCCATCTGATAACTACATAGAAGCGGCCAAAGGTGATGCTGATGTCTACGTGGCTATAGAAGCTCATGCCGATAGATTGTTGGCTTACAAAAATAAAAGTTTAGATATTATAAATATATCAGGAGATGACCGTAATTGGTTTTTAGAGGACAGTAAAAAGTATCAGGGTGTGTTGCATCCAGAAGCAGTAAAAAGAACCCAATATGGTGTATTATGGGCAAATAAACAAGGTTTGTACTTATACGATGGATCATCAATTAGGAACCTAAAAGAAAACAAAATTAGTGATGCTGACTGGAGTTCTCATGTTGGTTCATTTACAGGAATTATTTATGATGAGCAAGAGTCTATGGCTTTTGTAATAAAAAGCCTAGACAATGATGGTGATGCTTTTATGTGTGATTTGAAGAGAGGAAACTTTACGCTTATAAAAGATTTTGTTTTAGACACCAACGATGGCTTAACTAATTCTGTAGATACAGAGAGCAATCAAACTTTAATAGGTCACGACACAGGCAGTTCTACAGATATTTACCAATTAAATAGGTCTGTAGCGGCTACTACCTTAACTAAATTTTTAACTAGAGCAATAGACTTTGGAGACCCTGCACAGGTAAAAAAGGTGTATGCAGTTCATATTACCTATAAATCAGATGTTGCCTTAACGAATAAGTTTTCTTTGGTGGAAGAAGACAATTCAAGCAGTGCTTTGAGCGGAACAATTAATGCTAGTGCAGTTAACTGGGCAAAGGTAAAGCTTACACCTTCTTCTCCTGTGGTTTGCAACAAAATATCTGTACAGCTTGACACTTCCTCTACATCCGCTAAGGTTTACATAAACGACATATCGATTGAATATAGAGTTATATATAGAAAAGGTGTGTAGTGGACAGGGTAAGTCGTTATTTAAGTGGTAAGAAGCAAGATAAAATACGTGTGGTAAATTTTCAACCTTCTGTACAATCTATGAGAGAAGGTGAAGAGGTTTTATTTTTTAACAAAAACGGTTCTTTATCTAGATACAGGAAGGAAAAAGGTTTGCTCTGGCGTTCAGACATGAACACAGGTAACAATAGAAATATTGAGGGTAGGTTGACTGTTAATAACTTAGAGTACAGAAGCTCATTTGTAGATTATCGTGTCTTTATGCACAATTTTGAAGATGATATTAACACTTCAAAAGTTTACATGCCTTGGTGGGGAACAACAGAGAGTACGGGAATGGATGACCATAGAGTTGGTTTTGTAACCCCATTTAAAATGACGTTACATAAAATTATTATTCGTTGTGACAACCTTAGCGGGTCTGATGACATAACTATACGAGTTGAAAAACAAGATAATGACAACACTGAAGATGTTGTTGCTACGGCAGTATACGATGTTTCATCATCTGGAGCTATCGCAAGTGATACAAATTTTGAATTAAACAAATCTGATTTTGACAGTGCCCCAACAGTAGATGCTGGTAAGCTTTGTGGCTTGAGTATCCAAGCTTCAAGCGATGTTATGGGAAATCAGGATTTTTATATTTCATCCGTTTGGCGAGTAGAGGTGGAAATATGATAAAAACTTTATTAAATTCTAAGGAATTATACCATGATTGAACATTCCTCAAAATCAAAAGGTTACTTACCTATGAAATCCGGCCCTAATATGATGGGCTTTGACATGGGTAAATCAGGTAGCCTAATGGAGATGATGCAAGTTGGTGGGCAACCTAGTCGTGGTGCGGCTATGCTTGCTCGCTCTAGGCAAAGACAAAGCGACATTAAAAAACTAGAAGATCAACAAAGAGCAGAAGCTAAAAGGCAAAAGCGTGGTGGCTTGTTTGGTAGTATTGGTGGTTTAGCTGGTGGTTTAATCGGTGCGGCTCTTACTCCTTTTACTGGAGGTGCTAGTCTTGCGATAGCATCTGGTTTAGGTACTGCTTTAGGTAAAGGTCTTGGTGAAAAGTTTGGTGCTGGAAAGGCTGTTGATTATGATTCAAGTGGTACTGTTTTTGCACAGCAGGCTTTTAGAGATGTAGATGAGGCTAGTGAAGATTTTAACAAAGGAATATTAGAAAGAGCAGGTGTGGCCGGATTAAAAGCAGGTCTTACCGCTGGATTAACTCCGGGTGGCGGTATATATGGAACAGCTAGGGCAAAAGCAAGCGGTTTACGTTCTTCTCTTGCCGACCTTGCAGGATTTGGAGGTGCTCCGTTACCTGTTGCACCTAGCGTAGAAAGAGTAGTTCAGGCAGGGGCTCCTTTCGGTGATCCATCTTTGTTTAGTGATAAAATATTTGATCCTTCCTCTGTTTTTCCTGCATCTACTTACAATCCAATGGCATCTTCTGCTGATACTTTATTGGGGGCTAGTGATTATATACCTGAAACGTTTTCTTTAACACAAGCAGTTCCAGTACCTCAGTTTTACGAAGATGGTGGTCTCATTGAATATCAGAATGGTGGTAGTGTTAATATACAACAGATTTTACAAGATGCTGGGATTACTGCCACTCCACAACAGTTAGCCATGTTTGAGCAATTCGACCCTACTCAGTTGTCTAGAGCTACTGAAGCGATTAGCGATAGCTTAATGGGTATGACGGGTGGTCAAGGATTGGCTAGTGCTGGTTCTGGTTTTGGAGCACGAACATCAGCTATTGCAGGAGCTGTATCAGGAAGTCAAGCTTCTTTAGATCGACAAAGAGAAGATCAGCAAAGAGCTTTTGAATCTCAAACGTTAGGGCAAGCGGCTAGTCTAACAGACCAAGGTGCTGAGTTTGGAGAGTTTTCAACATTTACACCACCGCCAACAGTTTCTAGTTTGCCGTCTAGCGATGAAGGCCCTGTTACATTTAACAATCAAAGATATAATTGGAATCCAACAACTAATTCTTATGAATTAACAGTCTACGAGGATGAGGATTTTGGTGATTATGATGAATATGATGAGTTTGGTTAGGAGTTTATAAATGCCGGGACACACTAGAAGTATATACAGTAGAAGACAGAGGTTAGGCCCTGCTAGGTTTGACAATCCCCTTGCAGACTTTTTAGATAGACTGCCAGATTATTTTAACGATTATCAAAGAAACCAACTAGCCCTTGAAAGACAGCAACTGGCAGATAAAAGATATGAGGATTCAAAAGAATTAGCTAGACAGCAAAGAGAAGAAGAACAAAGACGTTACGATAAAGAACAAAAAAGATTAGACAAGAAAGCAGAAACAGATGAACTTAATAGAATAAGGTCTATAGGTAATAGCTTTTTAAATAACGGAGATACAGAGCAGGCGATAAAAATATTTGAAAAGACTGGTGATATGGACATTGTTTCTGGGTTGAGAGATAAGGCGGAAAAAGAAACTGGTAGGGAAGATGCTTTTGTTGAGATCAGAAACATGTCTGGTAGATCAGACACAAATCCCTTTCAATTTAAAGACAAGTTAGAAAAGTTTAGAGAGGATTACAACATAAGACCCGGTGATAATAGCAATTTAGATAGACAGTTGTTTCAAATAGAATCTTTAAATAATCAGCAAGTCAACAGACGAAACAAAGGAATGATACCACTTGAAGAATGGAAGACTCTAGACCCTGAAGCTAGAGCAGATTATAACACCGTGATTAATTCTGAAAACAACATAAAAGAACTAAGGGAAGATCAAATAAAAGGCAAAGATGCAATTACATCTAGTCTTGGTGGCCCAAGCATAAAAGAAAGGATACAGTTTGAGCAAGAAACAATATCTAAAATAATGAATAAACCTAAGTATAAATTAGAGACAGAAGCAGAATATCGTGCTCGTATCAAAGTACCTGTAGGTGCAATCATACCAACAGATCAAGAAACTTTTTATGCTGATGCTTCTTTGTTTCCTGCTAGTCCAGAGATTAAAGAGTTTGAAGAGCAAGAAATAAATGATATGTTAGATATGGCAAATGCACCCATTGAGACTCAAGCCGATACGGTTCAAAGACAAAGCTCAACTCCTATACAAGACATACTAAATATACCTAGTGCACAAGCTCAACCTCAGACAACGGAACAAGACACTACTGAACCTGCTGATTTGCAACTTGGTGAAACTATTAGTGCACAGCCAACATCTAATTTTGATGTAAAAGACATATCTGAAGTTAAAAATAACATGTTAAAAAATCCTCAAACAGCTCGCAGATTAAAAAAAGATATTGGAAAGCTAAAAAATTTAATTAATGAGATGTCAACCCTCAGCCAATTAAAAGACGAAAGAAGTAGAAACTTTAGAAAAAAACAATTAGATGAAGGGATTGAGGCTATTTCTAATAAAATAAAAAAACAATATGGAGATTTTATTAACCCAAACACAGGGGAGTTTAGTAGTGAAGAATTTAGCAATGAATTTTTTTCTGTGTTGAGCATGTCCAGTAACACACCTCAAGATCAACTAAAACAATTATTCAAAGGTTTTTCTACAGCAAAGCCAGTACAGCAAGCAATATAAAACATGCCAACGAATCCAGATTCATACAGGTCTTTTACCAATGCCCTAGGTCTGGCTTACCAAAATCCAGATAAAGTAAGTAATGATGTTATCAATAGGTTTTATGAAACAGGTGAATATCTAGAAGCTGACTCTGATCCTGTAACTGATAACTTTGATCCTGATGCATATAGAGAAAACTTTTTACAGGAATCAAATAAAATAAAAAAGTCATCTGAAGATGAATCTTTGTATGGATTTATACCCGGAAACTGGCTACCAGACTGGGTTAAGGATGGGTACAATAGAAGTATAACGGGCCTGTCAGAACAGATTGTATCTGGAGAGCAAAGGTTTAATCTTGGTAATTATAATCCTAGTACATTAGAAGATATAGGTGCTACCGTAATATCTTTTATACAGCCATTAGATTTTGCAACGATGGCGGCTGGTGGTGGTATTGGAGGATTCGCCGCTAAACAAGCATTAAAATCTGGTGCAAAAGAAGCTCTGAAAAAAGGACTGTCAAAAACAGCTACTAATAAGATAGTAACTAATAAATTAGATGATCTTGCAGTAAAAGAAATATTGGGCAATGCTCCAAATAAAGCAATACAATTAATGGTAAATGGTGGAGTTGCACCTACGGTAGCTAAGAAAGCTGTAGAGCAAGCCGCTCCTAGAGTAGTTCATAAGGCATTAATTGAAGGTGCGGCTGGAGCAACAGGATTAGGGTTTTATCAAGGTCTAGCCACAGGGCAAATGACAAAGATTGAAAGCGGTGACTTTGATGAAGTTATGGCTTTAAAAGAAAGTATTAAAGGTAGTGCGTTAGGTGCTGTGACAGCAGGCACTGGGCCGATTGTAAGGTCTGCCCTAAAAGGTTTAAATCCTACAACTCAAACTCTTGCTGTAAAAGCTGTAGAGACTGCTGAGTTTGGTACTCTTGCTCCTATTCTTAGTGGAGAAGATATAAATGTAGAAGGGTATATACATGCGGCAGGTGTTATAGGTGGATTAACAGCACAGAAAGCGGCGTTAAGATATGCTAAAAAAGGTATAGATGCTGTAAAGTCTAAGCAGTACGAAAACGCAATGGATGCTGAAACTACAGCAAGATACATAATGGAGGAGACTGGTAAAGACGTTCAAAAAAGAAGTGTTCGTAATATGATAGAAACCAATGAAGTTTTTACGGATAGATATGGAACAGAGTTTGATCGTTTGCGTTTTAATGATAAACAAAAAACAGTTCAGTTGCGAAACAAGCAGACTCAGAAAGTAGATAAAATTAATTACGATCAATTTGATCAATTATTATTTAGAAGAAAAAGCAAAGCTAGAACAGAAAAAGGTCTCGCTACATACAGAAATAATCAAATAAAAAACCTTACAAAAGAGTTAAAATTAGATACTAAAAAATTTAATGAGCATATAGATGCATCAAGACTAAAGCCACCAGCAGAAGGTGTAAAAAATAAATACTCCTTAAATTCTTTAAGTGGCGTAGAAAGGTTTAAGCTGTTAAATGAGCTTAGGCATGAGAAGAGAGTTCTTGATTTGGGTAAGCAGTTAACGAAAGCAGGTTGGGAGGGTAGCTTACTACCAAAGAAAAGATTTTTTGATGATCTGTTCCCCACTCTTCCTAAGTTTTACAGGCAAACAAAAAATAGAGGCACAACACAATTAGAAACGTTGTCATTTAGAGACTTTGATCGCTTCAACATTAGAGAGCTAACATTGACTGGTGACTTTATACAGCAGTTTAGAAGTGCAGGTGTGTTTAAAGGCGGTTTGTTTAAAAGAAAAAAGTTATTAGAATACAATCAATCTTTAGCTGACAAGCTTGAAGACCCTAGATACGCTATTGCAAAAAATAAAAACCTACCAGACTTCCAAAAGGTACAAGAGATTAGAAAAACATTTGATAGCATATGGGAGTTGGCTAATAAGGCTGGTATTGATCTAGGCCCTAAAGAACAATTTTATTTTCCTAGAATGATAAAGCCTGAGTTTTTAGGAATATTTAATAAAGACATAGCAAATATAGCAAAGAATAATGCAGAGTTAGCATTTGATAGTAAACTAGCAAACAATAAAAATTTTCAAGACTTGCTAAAGTCTTACATAGATACAAAACAGTTTGACCCTGCTACTATTAACGCACTGCAAAAAATGGGTGGGGTTGACCCCAATGTAACACCTAGAACAAGAGCACAGCAAGCTGAGGTCAATAGAAAGATGGCTCAAGCTTTTTACGACCTTAACCGTGCAGTTACGGTTCAGTTTGCTAATACAGCAAAGAACT